TGGGGTCTTTTAGCAGCAATTCTTTATCAAATGAAGATTTAATAAATTTATCTTTCTCGTCCGAACCTATATAAAATGTTGCTGGTAGTCTAGACGGGCAGATCCATTTGCCTTCCACATCGCTACCGCACATCCATTTCTTCTTAAAAGATTTGGCGGCAAGATTTTGCACGGCTTTCTTTTCATCAAAAGAAGATATATATCCAGCTATATAACTTAAATAAGTCTTGAATCCTTCTAACTGCTCTTGGGTGGGGGTGGGTGCCTGTTGGATCGGTTGTTTTTTAAATTTTAAAAATACAAAGGACACTGTTGGAATATGTCCCTTTGTTTTAAACACAGCCAAAGAATACATCAAGTTTTGCAAGTTAAAGTCTATCTCTTCTTTAGAGAATTTAGCTTTGCTTGATTTATAATCGTAAATCTTATATTCTTTATCGTTAAATTTTGCTAGCTTATCAATAAAGCCATTTATGATATAGTCATCTTCTTCTAGTTTGAACTCCGACTCGGCTTCTAATAAAACAGATCCGTTGCAAAAAAAATCATTTTGAAGGCCTGTTTGAATCATCATGTAAATAAGATCCAAATTTTCTTCGTCGTCGACTTTGAGTTTCTTTGCGTTTTTTAGAATTAGTCTGTGGATGCAGGGGTTTTTAATTACACCGGCTTTGCCAGAACACAAGTCTTCGAAATATTTCTTGTGTCTATCTTTTAAAAGAAGCTCAAAAATTAAATGACAGATTGTTCCTCTAGAAGCTCCGGAATTAGAAATGTCTGGCACTTTAAGAACATATTTAGTATAGTAAAGCCAGCTACAGCCTTCAGCGGTTTTAATTTTGCTGGCGCTAAGCTTTATTTTTTCAGTGGTGCTCATTGAATTGAATTATACCAATTACCGATAAGAGATCTATCTTTTAAATGCATTTCTCCGAAATCTTTTGCGCCAAATGGGAGTTTGATTTCTATTTGATTGGAGTCGAAGTAATTCAGAAGCCTTTGCTTCGCGGATTCTGCTGCTATATTTCCAGCTGCATTATCGAAGCTGTCGTCATTGAATGCTATTATTATCTTTTTTGGATTGTAACCAATAAGGGAATATATAATTTTTGGAGAAAGATTCAAGCCAAAAGAGACTATAGAATTATTAATCCCATTCTCTCTTAACGCTAGCATGTCGCCAATGCTTTCGACAAGGATAATAAATTTAGAATTTTTGATGTCTTTAGAGTTTACTTTTAGCGGAAAAGCCCATTCTTTCTTGTCTCCGATTAGTTTCCACTTTGGTCTTCCTTCTAAGCTCATTTTAGATATATCTCTGCCGGCGAATCCGACTATCTCGTCCTTGCAGTTGAATATAGGAAAGACATATCTATTGAACATTTTTCCGGTAGAAGCAACGCCGCATTGGAATGGAAGAAGAGTCTGGCTAGAGATGCCTCTATTTTCCCAATAAGAATGATCTCGCGAAAGCTTTATAAGCAAAGACTTATCAAAAATAGTTGTTTGACTAGTAATTACTTTTTGTTGATTCTCTTCAGATCGAGAAGTGTCGATTCCTTTTTCAGAAATCCACTTCTTTGCTTCGTCTATATTTTTAAGCTTAAGAGTTAGTCTTACAAGATCTTCAATAGAGCCGCTGATGTTTTCTTTAAAGTCTACCCATTGCCCAGAATTTTTCCAAATTCTTAAAACGTTATCGTTGCCGGAATCTCTATAAAGAGGCCTCGTTCTATACTCTCTTCCGTGATCAACAAGAGAGTATCCAATGTCGGTCAATATCTGCCTTACGGATTCGCAGTCATTCATAATACTTCTCCATCGCCAGAGTCGTCTAGTTCGGGTCGCAATGACTTGGCAGATATAATATCTTCCAAAGTCCCAGTCTCTTCAACATTAAAATTGTTAATATTAAAACTTATGTAATTCGGCGCATATTTAATCTTTTTGCCCTCTTTGATTCTAACTAAATCGTGATGTCCAGCAGAGTCTTTTCCTTGGAAGCGGGTCGCTAGAGGAATCAGCTTATGAGAACCGAACTCTATTCCGTCGTCAGCAATCTCTTCTACGCTCTTGCGCCTGAAAATAGCGACAAAAGATGCATACCATTGTAGCCGATCAGACTGAGAAATCGCGCTGCTATCATCTACGCCGTTCTCTGCGCTTCTGTTAAGCTGGCAAGCTGTTAGAATCGGGACATTTAATTCCAAGCAAAGCTCTTTAAGAGCATTGACTTTGTCGCCAATTAATTGGTATTCTTGTTTGTTTTTATCAGATTCGCCTGTTAGCTTAATGTAATCATAAATAATAACGCATTGATTTCCGCGACCAACCTTTGAGAAATACCAGCGCTTGACAATAGATGCCACTTCCTCGATAGGCTTTCCAGCTACTTGAAGATGGTCTACTTGATTACTAAGGGCTTTGATTTTGCTTTTGCTTTCTTCAAATTTTTGGAAAAGATTAGCGTTCTTTTTCCAGTTACCTGTTTCTAAGTGCCAAACAGGAATGCCGGTAATAGAAGAAGCTATTCTGAACTTCATATCTATAGTAGACATTTCAGTGTCTAGAACAAGTGCTCGGCACCCTTTATTCATGCTTGTGACCTTAATGGCTAGGTCGTTCAATATGGTTGATTTGCCATGCTTAGGTCTGCTTACCCATGCATATATATTACCGGGACGAATGCCACCATAAAGGCGATTAAAATTTGGATAAGGAGTAGCTAAGCCAGTATCTTGAATTGGATTGTTTCCGCGTTCTTCAATTATTTCTATTACATTAGCAGTAATATCTTCTGGCTTGTTATTCTCAGCAGCGTAAACGCAAATTTTGCTATTGTAGATCTTATCTGATTCGGTAATGATTTCTTCAATTTGTTTTTCTGCGCATGAATTAGCAAACTTTTTAATATCGTCTCCGGTCTGCTCTATCTCTCTTCTGATCCTGAGCTTAAGAAGTTCTTTAGATCCTTCAATTAAACCGGCCTGAGAGGTGGGCACAAGGCAAATGCTGTTGACATAATTAAAGATATCAATAGACTGGTCCTTAAATGTGATGCCAAGGTTCTTGCATTTTTGAGAAATCAAGACCTTATCAATTTGCTCCCCTTTATTGAACGTCTCTTTAAAAACGCAAAAGATAGTATAATGAACCTCATTGATAAAATCACTGTCACTGATAAAAGATTCAACGTCGGCAAAAGAAGTTGGATGCCTAATTAATCCAGACAATACGTATTTTTCTACTTGGAGAGAATAAATGGCCATTAAAGATTGATATTAAATTTGTCTTTGAAAAACTGATCTGACAAGTCTTTCACTTCGTTTTCATAAACTTCAACCAACTGAAACTCATTCAAAACCAGCCACTTTTCCTTAGCGACATCTCTCTTGATTGATTTCAAATAGTTCAGCCTAGAGTCTCCGTGAAAGAATTTATTGTAAGCGGAGTGCTGTTTGCCGTGAACTTCTACGGCTATTCTTAGGGTAGCGTTAACAATGTCTACTTTAAGCCTAGAACCGAATACGGGAAACTCTTCGTAAACAATATGATTCTTCCAGTACTTTTTAAGAAACTGCTTTGTATTAAACTGAACCTTAGACCGAGAAGCCGCCTCCCAATCGATTAAATACTGGGAGACGTTTTTGCTTACAGCTTTACCGTATATATTATACAGCTTCACTTCTTTAAGGCGCTAATGAACTTATTAAAGAGATATTTAGTAACGTCTTGGTGCTCCTCAAGGAAGTTCTTTAAATTAGCTTCTCCTTGATGCTGCTTAGGCATTTCAATGTTGTTCTCTGCCAATTCTTTAATAAGCTCGTCGGTAATAGTGATCCAAGCCCCCTTAGCGTGAGCGAACTCCCAAGCTAAAAGCTGGTCAACGATTTCATACTCAACCCAGACACTCGATCCGTTAGACCGCTCATATTTAATCGGGTAACGGACTTCTCTTCCGGACTTTTCATTGGGAGTCTTTTTGAAGATGATTTTGCACCAATGACCAACTGGATTGCCTTCTCCTTTAGCGTTAGCGTAGATAAGATCTTTATTCCAGCGCTGTTGGAACTCAAGAATCCAATCTGAATAATGCAAAGCAGCATTTCCTCCGCTTGCGTTAGTTACTTTCGGATCGCCTTTCTCGTATGGGTTTATCTTAATCGATGATCTGACTTGAGACACAAGGAAGCATATGTGGCCTCTGGAAGAGAAAGCCGCAGCCATTTTGCGAAGAAGATCAGATGTTAACAGGGCTGCTCCAGCCGTTTTATTTGCTTCCATAGCAGACTTGGCTAAGTCATTCCTAGGGACCAGAGCGTCAAGGCTGTCGATGATAAAGAAATAAATATTTCCATCATCATTATTTTTAATTAGCTCACGCATTGTGTCGGTGACAAATTCATAATCATTAGTAGGAATAACCCTCCACTTAGCCGGATCGGTGCTTACTCCAGATCTGGCAATCATGTTTTCGCTCAAACGCCCTTCAGACTTAATATAAATAATGCATCCTTTTTCTGGATGGGTTATTTGAAAATTGCGAGCAAACGCCAAAGCGTTGCTGGTTTTGCCTCCCTCTGTGATTCCTGAAGATCGGATGATTCCGGGATGGATGCCTCCGCTCATCTCAATATCTAATGTCAAACTGCCGCTGCTAATAACATAATCAATATTATTATCAAAAGCGTAATGGTGGTCTTTATTTCTATTCAGAATATTATCAAGAACCTTCAGCTTTCCTGATGACGTATCCGAGTCTGGATTCTCTTGAATTTCTTTCTTTTGTCTTGCCATATTATGTCTTATTAAAAATATTTAAAAAATCTTTTACTGATGTAGGTTTTTTTACAATTTCCGTAGGAGGAGCTACTGGATTATCTTCTAGGATAATCTCCTGCTTTTCAAAAGAAAGAGACTGATATTTTTTGATATCATTGAGAAACTTTTTCCCATTTTCTCCCAAGAACCAAGTCAAGGATATAGTTTTGGTCCTACCATTTAAACTCATAAGCCAATCAAAACCATACTCTTTTATAAGCTTGGTAGCTACGCGCATTTCATTAGGCCAATTAATATTTTTTTTATCAATCAGAAATAAAGATATCACCTCTTGCTGCTGGCTTAATTTTCTTGGCTTGCTCGTTCGCGCAGTCATCGAGGACACTATGACTCGCAGCTACGATTTGTCAAGGAGAGACACGTCGTGGGCCACCATTTTTTTAACTAGTCCTTTGAAATCAACTTTCGGGGACCATCCCAACTCTTCGCGGGCAGGCTTGGAGTCTCCGACCAAAAGGTCCACTTCCGCTGGCCTGTAAAATTTTTCATTTACTTTGACGAGAATAGAAGAGCAAGGTTCTTTAGACATCGCATACTTTGTAGATACGCTATATTCTTCGCTTGTTCCAGAGCCGTGCCAAACTCCATCTATCCCAACTTCTGAAAACGCTAAATTTACGAACTCTCTTATAGAGTGAGCTTCATTGCTGCAAAGCACGTAGTCCTTAGGTTTTTTTTGATTTAGCATTTTCCAAACGCCATCTACGAAATCCTCCGAATCAGACCAGTCTCTTTTAGCGTCTAAATTCCCTAGATTGATTGGATCAAAGGTTTTTCCATTTTTTATAGCATGATATATTCTAGCTACTCCCTTTGTTATTTTTCTGGTTACGAATTCTTCTCCACGCTTGGTTCCTTCGTGGTTAAATAAAATACCATGAATAGCGTAAAGATTATAAGACTCTCGATAAACTTTAACAAGGTGTCTAGCCGCTGCTTTGGATGCGCCATACGGGCTCCTTGGTTTAATGGGGTGAGTTATATCTTGAGGCACGGTTTCGACATCGCCAAACTCTTCACTGGAACCAGCAGAGTAAAATTTGCAATTTGGATTAAACCTTCTTATCGCCTCAAGACATCTAGCAACTCCTGTAGCGTTTACATCGAATGTTTGCAAAGGGATTTTCCAACTGCATCCGACAAACGATTGAGCGCCAAAATTAATAAAATAATCGGGTTGAATTTCTCTTACTGCATTATCAATGCTAATACTGTCAGACAAGTCTCCATAAATTAAATTAAATCTAGAGTTATTTATAAAAATATTACAATTTATAAAATTTGGATTGGAGCTTCTTCTAGCCATTCCGTAGATTTGAGCAGATGTATTTTCTAGCAAATACTCAACCATGTTCGCTCCGTCTTGACCAAGGATTCCTGTGACAATGATTTTCATTTAGAATTTAATTTTTCCGGTTATTATATCTTTTAGCATAACCCAATCTGCCGCCTTGGCCCAAAGAGGATTTTTAAAAGCTGCTGGTTTATTTTTTTCTATGAAGAGATGCCCGCTCCACGCGAAAGGATATACCACAAATGGCAAGGCAATAAACAGTGGTAAAAAAAACAAAGACTTCCAAAACGTCAAATAAACGCATAAAATAAAATAAGAGATAGTAAACAACTGCCCGAGTACGTGAAGCCTTCTGTTCCATTTGTTTAGATGAAGGGTGAGATATATTTCATAGTATTCTTTAAATGTCATATTTATGTTTTTATTAATTCACTTGATGAATATATTTTAGGCAAATCTAATACTATTTCAAAAATTTTATGCTCTTTGCACGTTTTAGATTCGGCAGCGACAAGATTTCCGAATTTTCTATCCCCACTATTAAAAAAAGATATTTTGGAAAATGGAAACATTTCTCTTACTTTTTTTAAACTACAGCATTGAGTCTTATCAGAGTCTAATGAAATCGTGGCAAGGTCAACGCTTTTTAAATTGGAGACAATTTTGCACCTGTG